AGAAGAACAATTTTGTAGAAACCTTTCCTGAACTTGCTCCTTTTCTGTCTGATTGGCAGGCTTGACAAAAAATCAATTATTTCTTATAATACTATCCTTACAATGTAATTTTTTAACAAATTATGAAACTTAAATATTACACTGATCCTGGACATGGGTGGATTGCAATTAAGCGTAAAGTATTAAACGATCTAGAAGTGGCAGATAAAATTACAGTTTTTAGCTATCAAAAAGGCCAAACTGTATATCTAGAAGAAGACTGTGATGCATTTTTGGTTATGCAGAAACTGTCTGAAAAAGGCATCACTGTTACTTTTGATCGTAAACACACCAACAATCGTAGTCCTATTAGAAACTATAATCGTTTCGATAAGTAAGGAATTACAGTATGAACAGCCAACAAATTTTGAGTCATATTGAACAGTGGGCATCCACCAAAGGTTTTAATGCGCCATATGGAATTCTTACAGGTTCACATGTAAATAAAAAAGGTAACAAGTACCTTTCCATTACTTTTGGTCGTGCACGAACATTAGATGCCACAGTAGAAATTTATAACAGGAATTTCATTGTGTTGCGTACAAGTAGGTCGGGAAGTCAAGTGTTTAAATCTGTTACAGATTTACAACAAGTTTTGAATCAACTATAATTTGTTGACAAATAATCCGATATTTCGTATAATATTGGTACAGTAAACAAAACGGAGTAAAACATGAATGCAAATGATCGTCATAATCTAGAGTTTCTTCGTAGTCTTTCTGCCGATGCGCTTGAAAATTTTCTTAGCCAAGCATCAGAAGATGATGTTCAATATGCTGAGGAACTTCTTGCAGCTTGGGAACAAGAACTTAACGCAGAACTTTTTGGGTTCGAAAGTGACTTTCACTCTGCAACTATGCACTAGGACAAAATATGCCTAATAATTTCAATGTAGACGAACTGAATTCTTTGCTACAAATCGAAGCAGAACAAGAGCAGGATCTTGTAATTCAGGCAGCATACAGTGAGTTCCTGCAGGAAATGTTTCGCAAGTGTTATTCTGATTGACAAATAATCCAATATTCAGTATAATATTGGTACAGTAAACAAAACGGAACAGAAAATGGCCTACATTAGTCAAGAACGCAAAGCTCAAATCGCCCCAGTTGTCAAAGCTATTTGTAAAATGTATGGTATTAAAGCCAGTCTGGCTGTGCATAATCATATGACTCTCACGCTGAACATTAGCCAAGGCGATATCGATTTTATTTACAATTTCAATAAAACTGTGGGTGAATACAATCGCAGTCTCAATAAAGTAATGGAGCCAAATACTTCCGGCAGTATCAGGGTCAACCCTTACCACTTTGAAAAACACTTTAGCGGACGGGCATTGAACTTTCTACAAGAAGTCTATGCTGCAATGATGGTGGGCAATCACGACCGCAGTGATATTCAGTCCGATTACTTTGATGTAGGTTGGTATGTGGATATTAATATTGGTCGTTGGAATAAACCTTATGCTCTTGTAAAATAAAAGGGCTAATTCTGTGTTTGATAAGTTCGAACTCTTGGTAATGCATGAATTGCTAGTAGAATCAATTAAAAAAGAATATCAAGATAGGTTAAACAAGGGATATTCTGCTAGTGAGATAAAGCCGCAATTGCATGGTTTGTATCAACTATTAAATAAGTTAAATGGAATGCTAAGTGAATAGACTTTCTATTGAAAAAACTGCTCAGGGTACTTTTGTACGAGGTCCTGTAAGCTCTACAATTCCGTCTCTAGTAGCATACGCTAGAGCAAGTGGACTGTCATTCAATACTTATAAAGTGGTATCTGACCCATTTACCAGTAAATTTAGGACTTTTGGCATCCAAATTATTGGTTGACAAATAATACAACCATTGCTATAATACTTGAATAGTTTAACAACACAGGAAGCAGAAATGACTCAAGCAACTATTCGTATCCGTCAAGGTTCGTATCGTAACCGCTCTGTGGATGGTATGACTTTTGAACTGGTTACGCAATTTACCAAAACTGCGAAAAATAGTTTTGTTACTGTACGCAATGGTGGAAATTTTCCCAACATGCCTGAAACCATTCGTGTAAATGTATCTAGTCCTGCAGATTATGAGTTTGTGTCTGGTGCAGTGATTGAACCTAGTGCAGTAGAAAATACTGTGGAAACAGATCAACAAGTTATGGAACGAATCCGTGAACGATTTGAAATCCTTACGGACATGACTAAGGCTGCAATCAGTGGTGAGATTCGTGCTATGATTGTTAGCGGGCCACCTGGTGTTGGTAAAAGTTTTGGCATTGAGCGTGAAATTGAAAAAGCTACTTTGCTAGATCAACTTGCTGGTCGTCGTCTTCGTGCAGAGGTTGTAAAAGGTAGCGCCACTGCTCTAGGCTTATATTGCACCCTTTACAAGTATAGTGACCCTAATTGTATTTTGGTGTTTGATGACTGTGATAGCATTCTTCTGGATGATGTTGCCTTGAACTTGCTTAAAGGTGCACTAGATTCAGGCAAGAAGCGTAAAATTTCTTGGCTTAGTGATAGTAATATGTTGCGCCGGGAAGGAGTGCCTGACAGTTTTAACTTTAATGGTAGTGTGATTTTCATCACTAATCTTAAATTTGACCAGATGAAATCACAGAAACTTAGAGACCATCTGGATGCCTTGCAAAGTCGCTGTCACTATCTGGATCTAACTTTGGATACCATGCGGGACAAAATTCTACGCATCAAACAAATTGCTAAGGACGGTGAATTGTTTGAAGGATACGATTTTGATCCAAGTGTGCAAGAAGAAATTATTGCATTTATGGATACCAATAAGAACAAACTGCGTGAAATGAGTTTGCGTATGGCACTGAAGATCGCAGATCTTCGCAAAAGCTTTCCTAAGCGTTGGGCTGCAATGGCTTCTAGTACTTGTATGAAACCTTCTGTATAATAGGAGATAAAAATGGGACTTGATCAATATGCATATGTAACCCTACAGGCAGGCGAACAAGATAGTTATTTCCAGAGCAATGATGGTGCTTTTGTTAACGGTGAATAGGTAGTACCTAATAAATCCAAACCTCGTGAGTTAGCATATTGGCGTAAGCATCCAAATCTTCAAGGCTGGATGGAAAATTTATGGTATAATAAAAATGCTAGCCATGAAAGTTTGCAAGAAGGAGAAAATCGTTACGATTTTAATGGTATCGAACTTGAACTTACACGAGAAGATATAGACAAACTTGAACAAGATGTATTGAACGGCAAATTACCCCATACTGAAGGATTCTTTTTCGGTCAACCTTCTGATGACTATTATAGAGAACAAGACTTGAAATTTTGTCGTGAGGCTCGTGCAGAACTATTCCTAGGACTGAAGGTATTCTATAACAGCAGTTGGTAAACAGTAATGACCATTGGATATAGTGTCTACCAAAGACTTCAACAACTAGAGCTTAGAGCTAAGAAACTTGGCTTTAAGATTGCTAAATCGCAATATTCAGATTTTTTTGCTTTAGCGCCAGGTGACCCAGACTGTTTACCTTTTTATACACGAGAGGTAGAAATTTATACAGGCACTTTGCAGGATCTGGAAACATGGCTATTAGGATATGAGCAAGCATTCTTTTATCTTAAATTGATAAAAGCTACTACAGACAGCAAAATTCAGAAGTGTGAAGAAAAAGTAAAACATGAATTATTGCTCACTATTCTAAAACAAAATAACTCTGCTTAGGCAGAGTTTTTTTTGACTTACTGTGTATACTGTTATATAATAGCATTATGTGGAAATATGCAGAAGACATTATAGAATTTATTGCAGGATACAGAGAAATATCCGGTAAACTTTTACAGCCATGGGAACGGATTCCAAGTCCACTAAGTTTAGCTAGATATGATGTGCAAATTTTAGACAGTCTAGCATTACAAACGGTAGATAATTCACGAGCCTATACACAAAAGCAAAGCGAGCTAGCACTTAAGATCATTCATAAATACCGCAAACAGTTAAACAAGTTGGGTCTAATAATAGATGAGGATGTTCAGGAATTAAAGTTTAAATTTGGAATAAGATTCGTAGATCAATCTAAAACCATTTGTCTTAAGGACGGAAAAATACAAGTAAAGTTTCCTTATAATACAGAATGGATTAATAATATAAAGAGCATTGCTACAAATGGATATGGTAAAGTAGAATTTGACCATGAAAATAAAATTTGGAATTTAGGTTTGACAGAGTACATTGTCAATTATATTGTAACATTTGGTAATTTGCATCAATTTAGTATTGACCCTACACTTATTTCTGCAGCAGAAAAAATTGTAGAAATGGAAACAATTCCTTATAAAATAGAACTGACTCAGGTTAATGGTCAGTTAATAGTGTCAAATGCTCCAGAAAGTTTATTACATTATCTTAAAGAAAATGTGGGGGAGCTATCAATAAATAATTTATATAAGTTAGTTGATTATAGCAGTGTGTTGCAATACACTGTAGATCAACAACTAATTAATTTGTTAGCACAAAGTGTTAGTGAGAATGAACTAGAGTTGCTTACTAAGCGTAAACTAGAAGCACAAAGTTCAGAACAAAAAATAGAGAATATCATTAAGTATGCGGAAAAGACTGATAGGTTGCCAGTATATGTTTATGATACGGGCACACCTAAAAAGGATACAGACAAAATCGTATATCTTAATACAAAGAAAACTAGTAAATTTATAGGTAAAATAAAACTTATGGTGTCAATGACTAATGTATTGGTTGGATACAAAAAGCAGGACTGGATTAGACGAGCAGAAAAGGTAATTTTTTTAAAATGAAATGCAAACTAATCATTAAAGATGAAGTAAATGTTAAGCTAGAGGGACTAGAGTTAAGCCATAGAAAAACCTTAACAAATAAATTCAAGTATGAGATTCCTGGAGCTAGATATAGCCCAAGTGTTCGTTTAGGCAGATGGGACGGCAAGGTTGGTTTTTTTACCTTAGGTGGAAGTACCTTTATTAATTTACTGTCAGACATTCTGCCCTTTCTAGAGCAAAATGATTATGACATTGACATAGATGATTTGAGGGATTACACAACAACCTTTAATTTTAACGCGGTTAAAGAGGATAGTTTTGCACATATAAATTGGCCAGACAAACATCCACAAGCTGGTAAACCTATACTATTAAGAGACTATCAGTTAGATATTGTCAACAGGTTTTTAGAGAACCCTCAATGCATACAAGAAGTTGCCACTGGTTCGGGCAAAACTATTATGACTGCAGTGATGTCCGCAAGTGTGCAAAATTACGGTCGTAGTATTGTAATTGTGCCAAATAAAAGTTTAGTGACACAGACAGAGTCTGACTACATCAATGTAGGACTTGATGTAGGCGTGTATTTTGGTGATCGTAAGGACTATAACAAACAACATACTATCTGTACATGGCAAAGTCTTAATAATTTGTTAAAAGACACAAAGAATGGCGAGGCAGTGTGTACAATTGACGAATTTATTGAAGGGGTAGTATGTGTAATAATTGACGAAGCTCATATGGCTAAGGCTGATTCTTTAAAATTATTGTTAAGTTCTGTGTTTAGTAAAGTGCCACTTAGATGGGGGTTAACTGGTACTATTCCTAAAGAAGAATATGCATTCATGGCATTAAAATGTTGTATTGGAGAAGTAGTAGGCAGATTGAGTGCAAGTGAACTTCAAGAGGCAGGGCATTTGGCTCAATGTCATGTGAATATTTTGCAACTTACTGATTTTACAGAGTACAAGACTTACCAACAGGAGTTGAAATATCTATTAGAGAATAAGGAAAGGCTAACCTACATTGCGAAAACGGTAGAAAAAATAAGGCAATCTGGTAACACATTAGTATTGGTAGATAGAGTTGCTGCAGGTAAGGAATTAACGGGCCAACTAACAGATGCAGTTTTTGTTAGTGGCACGACAAAAGCAGCTAGTAGAAAAGAGGAGTATGACCAAGTAGCAACCAGTGAGAAAAAAATTATTGTAGCAACTTATGGTGTTGCTGCTGTGGGTATTAACATTCCACGAATTTTTAACTTAGTTTTACTAGAACCTGGTAAAAGTTTTGTGAGAGTAATTCAAAGTATTGGTAGAGGTATTAGGAAAGCAGAAGATAAGGATCATGTAGAAATTTGGGATATTACTAGTACTTGTAAGTTTAGCAAACGACATCTTACCAAACGCAAAGCTTTTTACAAAGACGCCAATTATCCTTTCAGTGTGGATAAAGTAGAATGGCAGTAATGAACACAAAACATAGTATTGTTTTATGAAAAAAAATATAGTATAATAACAACTTAGAGAAATTTTTATGCGATTGCTAACTTTAGATAATACAGTTTATGATTTAACAAGTATACCCGAGGAAGTGGATGATGTAAGATTTTGTGTTTTGGACAACAGTGATCCTAAAGATCCAGACTATTTTTTTATCCCTTTAATTTTTTTAGAAAGTTTTAATAGTCCAGCCTTAGTATTGCGTATAGGCCCTCATGAAATTACAATGCCCATAGATTGGCAGCTTTTAATTGGCGAACATGATTTAGGAGATCTAGAAGTAGTGCCACTTACTAGTTTAAATGATAGAGGATTCAGTGCATTTGGGTTTAACCCACTTAGCAGTTTTAGACCCACATTTTATCCTATAGAAGTGGTGGATATTTATCAAGATGTAAAATGGTATTTTCCTAAACTAAAGCCAGGACAGTTATTGGCCATACCTTTAGAAACCACTGGAGCAAAACCATTATGTGTTTATTTTGTAAAAGATATTAGTAGACAGAGTGAAGTTATAAATTATAATAAATGTTGGTAACATGAACACCATTTATGTAAATAATAATACTATATATGAAAGTCCTGACGGGGGAATAACTGTCTATGCTAGAGAAATGCAAAGTACAGAACGCACATTGGTATATGAAAATATGTCAGTTCGTATTGATCCTATGAAAGGATTGAAATATAATTTATCATATGCTAATTTCCTTGAAATACTTGAAATGGCAGATAGAAATCCAACATTACGAGATTATGTTGATCAAATGATTTCTACTTATAATTTATTGAAGACTCATGGATAAGTTAAGTATTAAAAACGAAATGTATCAACTTGATACAAAAAATCGTAATTTTGTTGATGAGTTAAGTGAAGCAGAGCGTAAAAAGTTTAGCACATATATCATGCTGAAATATTGCGCAAATGTGGACGGTGGTCCAGATTTACAAGAATGGTACTTAAGAGCCACAAACGAAAGAGTCAATATTAATTTTTTTGATCTTGGTAAACATGAAAAATTGCAGTGGCTATTATGTACTACAGTAAGTCCAGATATGGGCAGTCAACGCCATTATTGGCAACCAAGTAAGAAAAAAGAAGGCAATAATAAAATTTACAAGTTACTTGCTTCCCAATATCCAGAAATGAAAACTAAAGACATTGAAGCACTGGTCAATGTTACATCTGAACAAGACTTAAAAGATTACTTAATTAGTTTAGGCATGACAGACAAAGAGATTAAAAAGGTATTAGATTGAACTTTACTTGCCAATTTTGTAAAAAAAGCTATACAAAAGAAAGCACATTATTGTCACATCTTTGTGAACCTAAACGCCGCCACAATCAACAAAATGAGCAAGGAGTTCAGATAGGGTTCAATGCTTATCTAAGATTTTATGAAAAAACGCAAGGAAGCGCAAAATTTAAAGCCTACTCTGACTTTTGTAATAGTAATTTTTATATTGCTTTTGTTCGTTATGGACGCTATCTAGTTGATTTACGAGCTATCAATGTTGTAAGTTTCACTGACTGGTTATTGTCAAATAATCATAAATTAGATCACTGGACCAAAGAAAAGTTATACAACACATGGTTGTTGGAGTATTTAAAACGAGAACCTGCTCAAGATGCCATGGAAAGAGCATTAAAGGAGATGCAAGAATATGCAGACAGTAATGAAAAATTGGAAAAAAATTTCAGTAATTATTTTAAGCTTGGTGCTTCTAATCTCATATGTCATCACATATCAACTGGACGCATTAGCCCTTGGGTTATTTATAATTGCGACAGTGGAATTAGATGGCTTAATGACATCAATCAAGAACAGCTCAATATCATAATGCCATGTATCGATCCAGACCACTGGAGTAAACGATTTAAGGACTTTGTTGCAGATGCAGAATGGTGTAAACTTATTCTTAAAGAAGCAGGACTATAGTGACCAGTAAAATTGTAAAAAAAGCCTGGGGAAACGAAACTATATGGGCCGATAATGACAAATATTGTGCCAAATTTTTAAACTTTACTAAAGGATCAAAATTCAGTATGCATTTTCATGCAGAAAAATCGGAAACTTGGTATGTGCTGTCAGGTAAATTTTTTTTAAAATGGATAGATACTAAAAACGCTAAACAATATGGTCAAACATTGGAGATCGGACAGACATGGACAAATCTGCAATTGGTCCCACATCAACTATTTTGTTTGGAAGAAGGCACAATAATTGAAGTTAGTACAAAAGACAGTGAAGAAGATAATTATAGAGTATTGCCTGGTGATAATCAATCATGAATATTTTAGTTACAGGATATAAAGGATTTATAGGACAAAACTTTGTAAGTGCCCTAGCACATCATAATATTAAATTGTATGAGTGGGGAGAACCACTGCCAGATTTTAACAATGTTGAATTAGTTATTCATTTAGGAGCAATAACTAATACTCTTGAGCGTGACATTCATAAAGTCATGTTACAAAACTATGAGTTCAGTTGCTGGTTATTTGAAGAATGCGGAAAGCGTAATATCAAGTTACAATACGCAAGCAGTGCAAGTGTGTATGGTGCAAGTAAAACTTTTCGCGAAACAGATATGCCTCAACCACAAAGTGTGTATGCATGGAGTAAGTTTTTATTTGAACAATATGTAGCAAAAAATCTTTACAAATATCCAAACTTAGTAGCACAAGGTTTTAGATATTTCAATGTGTATGGTCCACACGAACAACATAAAGGTGACCAAGCTAGTCCTTATCACAAGTTTTTAAGTCAAGCTATACATAATCGCGAGATTGTATTGTTCGAAAATTCTGAAAATTATTTACGAGATTTTATACCAGTAGAGCAGGTAATAGAAATACAAACAAAATTTTTTAGTAAAGAAATATCTGGTGTGTGGAATGTAGGAACAGGGAACCCCCGAAGTTTTAGATCTATTGCTGAGCAAATTGCATCTAGAACTGGTGCTACTATTAAATATATACCTATGCCTAACAATTTAAAAACACAATATCAATCCTATACCTGCGCTAATCTTGAATTATTAAGAAGTGTCATTGAATGAAAAAGGTTATTATAAATGGATGTTTTGATATGTTACATCTGGGACATGTCAAGTTATTTGAATTCGCTAGCCTAATTCCATTTAGTTTTGTGTATGTGTTAATAGATAGTGATAGGCGGATAAAGGAACTAAAAGGGCAAAGTAGACCAGTATATGGGGAACATGAGCGGGTTTTTTTACTGCAAAGTTTGAAGTATGTAGATAGAGTAGAGGTGTTTGATTCAGACTTAGAACTAACAAATAAGATTAAAGACTTTGCACCAGACATAATGATTAAAGGTAGTGATTACAAAGATAAGCCTATAATTGGCAAAGAATACTGTAAAGAGATAATATTTTATGAAAGAATCGACCAATATTCAACCACTAATAAAATTCAAAGTATTATTGATTGGGGAAAGTTGTATTGACAGGTATGAGTTCTGTCGTGTTATAAAAATAAGTGAAGAAGCGCCTATACCTGTAGTAAGAAATACCAAAATTTATGAAAAAAAGGGTATGGCAGCAAATGTAAATTTAAATTTGCGTATGTTGGGAATTTATCCAGACTTTCTTACTTGTACTGAACAAATATATAAAAAAAGAATAGTAGAAGAAAAGACTAATCAAAAACTTTTGCGCATAGATTATGACCCACCTGTAGCAGTTTGGAATAGGCAGTTGCCCACTAGTATAAAAAATTATGATGCTATAATAATTTCTGATTACAATAAAGGGTTTTTAGACTATGCCAGTATTTGTTATCTTATTGAAGAGTCTAGAGGTTTAGTATTCATTGATACTAAAAAACCCGATCTTCAACAATTTTATTCTGATCGTGTATTTGTAAAAATAAATGAGTTAGAATATCAAAAAACCACAAGTAAACCTAAAAATTTAGTGGTGACTAGAGGCAGTAATCATGTATTATACTATAATGATGGTAAGCAAGTGTATTCACCTTTCCAAGTACACAAACAAGAAATAACAGATGTTTGTGGTGCTGGAGACACATTTTTAGCAGCATTTTCGGTAAATTATTTGCAAACATCAAACATAGAAAATGCTATAATGTTTGCCAATAAAGCATCAGCCGTAACTGTACAGCACTTTGGTAACTATGCACCAAGTTGGGAAGAAATCGACAATGCCTGATATTGATCTAGATTTAGCAGATAGAACAAAAATTTTAAGTAAAATTAAACATATAAATGCTGCTATTATAAATGACGATAAAATAAGCCAACATAATACTGGCATATATTGTCAGGACATTCCATACAATGCCATAACAAATACTGCCAATTTAGACTATAAAGTTGCTGAGTCTCGTGGGTATTTCAAGTTAGATTTTCTGAATTTAAATTTATATCAACAAGTAAAAGATGAACAGCATTTAAATAGTTTACTCAGTAAAGAGCCTAATTGGCATAAATTATATGACAAAGAATTTTGTTCCAGGCTAATACATATAGGCAATCATTATGATACATTAATTGCGATGCCTGAGGCAGTAACTGACATCAACAAAATGGCAATGTTTTTAGCTGTTATTCGTCCTGCAAAGCGTCATTTAATAGGCAAATCTTGGGACGAGGTTGCTAAGACCATATGGATCAAACCATCAGACAATAGTTATTATTTCAAGCATAGTCATAGTGTTGGGTATGCTCATTTAGTGGTAGTAAATATGAATCTACTGGAAGAATCAGACCATTCTTCTAACTAAAGTAATACTTCTTCTTTTGCTTCGTTTATGGCCTGTATCTTTCAGGCTCACTGCTGGGCCGTATTTCAAGCATACATCTTTGCTATTTAATGTTTTAAGAATAGGTCTAAATTCAGCCCAATCGCCTTTAAGGAAAAGGTTAATGGGTATCATTCTATTACTTTCCCACCACCAGCTTTCAGCCAAAGCCAGAAATCTTTTCTTTTGATCTTCTGTTTTCAGCATACCGAAGTCATAAATGCTAGTAATAACATCGTCTTGATTTTGAATTATACCTATATATTCGTTCGTACTATAAGTTACAAAGCTTAAAAACGGGTATTGGTCTAATAAAGTTTTAATATAATTATCCACAAGATTATTTATTGGTTGAGCAAATGGATACTAGCAATTTGCTAAATACCATATGCAACAAATCACAAGCTATTTATATGATAATGTCGTATTGGTTCAATTTGATTTGGATCCTGAAATTAAGCAAAGGAACAGAGTAGTGTATACAAAGCCCTTACAAATATACAAAGGTATAGACAATGTCTTAAAAGTTAAAGTATTAAATAGCGATCAAAAGCCTGTTAATGTAGCAGCATATACAATGACCTTCAACATTGTAGATGATTATGTTTTTACTAATGCAAACACAGTTTTAAGTAGTAATATAACTGTAGTTAATGCTAGTATAGGATTAGGCACAGTAACTATATCGCAATTAGACATGGTCCAACTAGATAGGGAAAGATACACTTTTAATGTAAAAATAAATGACGGATCTGCTAATGTAGCAGCATATGTTGATGACAATTATGGAGCTGCCGGGCAGGTAATTGTAAGTAGTGTTGCATATCCTGTTCCTCCACCTGCTAATTTAGATTTAGGGTTAGTAAGTGATGGGGTAACCAGTGCGATATTTGACTTTGGGAACATATAATGAGTAAAACAGTACAATGGAAAAGAGGTAATACCACAGTTAATTCTACTTATGTGGGTGCACAGGGTGAAATTACCGTTGACACTACAGATTGGAGTTTGTATGTTCATGATGGTGTTACCCCAGGCGGATATAAAATTAGCAATGATATCGATTCTAATGTCAATATTGGCAATTTAAATATTGTAAATCAAACTATATCAGGGTCTCAAGCTAATCAAGATATCGTATTAGACCCACTAGGTACTGGTAAAGTAAGTGTTGGTGGTAATGTTTCTGCAACTTATTTCTTAGGCAATGGTGCTTTACTCACTGGAATTATAGATTCTGTAGGCGCAACTGGTGCTACAGGTGCAACTGGGGTAACAGGCAGTACAGGAGCTACAGGTTTTAATGGAGCCACAGGGGCTACAGGACTAGATGGTGCAACTGGTGCAACTGGGGTAACAGGCAGTACAGGAGCTACAGGTTTTAATGGAGCCACAGGGGCTACAGGACTAGATGGTGCAACTGGTGCTACAGGATTTAATGGTGCAACTGGTGCAACTGGAATAGGAACCAATTATAGTAATGCCAATGTCGTTGCGTATAGCCAAAGTGGATGGGAAGGCAATATTATACCAGCAGCAAATGGAGTATATACCCTAGGTAATATTACAAATCAATGGGCAAATCTTTGGGTAACAAATAATACAATTTACATAGGCAATGTTGCATTAGGAATTACAGATAGTAATATATTAACAATTAATGGACAACCTACATTAACCAATGACTCGAATACTTCTATTACTACAGAAGGTAATTTAACTGCATATAAATTAGAGAGCACTTTAGCGTATTTAGGAGATTTTGAATTCCTAGGCAACAAAATTAGTGCAGAAGATATTATAATTGAATCTACAGATGCAGACATTCTCATTAAATCAGACAGTGATATTTTTGCCAACATTACTGATAAAACTTTTGTTATAGAATCACACTTAGGTAATTGGACTTTCGATGGTACATCAGGCAATTTAACACTGCCAATGGGTGGTGTTGTTTATGAAACTAACATTCCAGACGGCGGACTTAGTGGTAGTGCCGTTGCGTTAATGCCACCAGGTGGAACCAATGCCGATCAACAATTGCTGGTTTACCCAACAGTAAATGATGCTAATCACCTACACCTAACTAGCGGCAACCTATACAATACTGAACTTTATTTGGGTAATGACGATTTATATGTAAAATTGACTAACACTGGGAATATTTCTCTTAGTGCTAATAATTTAATTAATTCTGCATTATGGCAATTCGGAGTTGACGGTAATGTCACATTACCGCAAAGCGGTGTGATTACTGAAGAAACTGTTCCTGGAGGCTTTCCTGGTTCGGCTGTAGTTATAAAGCCAGATGGATTTATTAATGATAACCAAAGATTATTAATTTATCCAACTGGTGGTGTTGATTATAATCACCTACACTTAACATCTGGTAATCTTTATAGCACTGAACTATTCCTAGGTAACGATGATTTATATCTTAAATTATCAAACAGTGGTAACATTATAATAAATGCAAATGATGGTGCAGGCAGTTCAGCGCAATGGACATTTGATACGACAGGAAACTTAAATACTCCAGGTAATATTACTGCTAACACATTTATTGGATTAGGAAATTCTAAACTAGACTTTACTACTTACGGTTCTAACAGCGCATATCTAACAACTACTAATGATGATTCTACTGCATTGTTTATGGGGGCGGTGTCTGCTGAGTTATACGCTAATACATATGTTAGTATTAGAGCCAATACTGGAGGAACATCACAAACATGGACCTTTAACGACAATGGCAATTTAGCCTTGCCGTCAAATGTATCAAGTATTAACTATGCAAATGGACAAAGTATTCTGACTGGATTAGGCGGAGGTGTCGGTAACTATGGAGACAGTAATGTAGCCTCTTTATTATCTGCATTTGGAACTAATACGATAGTTACAACTGGTAATATTACAGGAGGCAATTTAATAACTACTGGTTTAGCAAGTGTTACAGGAAATATTACTGGCGGTAATTTAAGAACAGCAGGGAACCTTGTTTTCACAGCAAACAGTGGTCAAATTACATTTAATACTGGTGCATACATTAGTGCCAATGGTACAGGAGTAGCAGTAAATGGCAATGTGACAGCCAATAACTTTAGTGGTAACATTTCTATCACAGGTAATGTTACTGGTACAAGTCCTAATGTGACCTTAGTTGCAGGTAGTTATAGTTGGACATTTGATAATAGCGGTTCACTAACATTGCCAACGGGCCCTAACGGTAACGAAGGCGGCGAAATTGCTTTTACTCAAGCAGCCAACAGCACACTGGGGGGCAACACTGTTGTACTCGACCAGTATGTTGATCTAATCAGGTTCTTTGAAGGTGGTGGTACAGCTCGCGGTGCTTACATTGATTTGACCCAGGCCGCCGACGGTGTAGGCACACTGTTGAACAATCGTGTGAGTGGAATAGTTAATGCTGGCACATTTGTCACAATGGACAACTTAAAAGCCACGGTAACAACAAGTAGCAATCGTGGACTAAGTTTGGCCACAGTTTCTGGAACAGTTACTGGTTTTGTATCGTCATCTTACAGTCTTGTGGTCGGTGCCCCAGGTGGCGCCGCTGGAAACATTTCGTTAACAACCACACCCAGTACTTCGATTCAAGGTTACAATTTTAGCAGTGAAGGTGACACTGCCATTTATGTTGTTAGAGACAACACAAACAACAGAGTTTATCGTATTACCATGATGATTGGCGGCAGTTATAGCAATAACTTTATCAGCTTTGAGAGATTGTTATGATAATACAAGGTGTAACAATAAAGGGAGTTCGTGTAGTTGATGCTACTGCTCCAACATTAGGTCTTGTTCTGTATCTAGATGCAAATCAAAGCGCAAGCTATAGCGGGTCAGGTACAACAGTAAATGATTTGTCTGGTAATGGATATACAAATTCACTAAGTGGCGCAGTATACACTATGTTGAACGGTGTTAAATGCTTTGATTGTACTACAGGTAATAATAGAGTTGTTGTAAATGGAACTGGGCCTTTATTGCCGACAACAGGATATACATATATTACATGGGCTAGATTAATAGCGTCATCATCATTTAGAACATTACTTTATACATATTCACCCAAATACACACCAATCACAATACCTAATGGAACAAATACATTAGGATATTGGGATAGTGAATTTAGAACTTCAAATTACGACCTTGCTTCTTCGGTAGATGTTTGGGTTCAATATGCAGTGGTCGGAACTAATTCTTCTCAAAGATTTTACATAAATGGTACAGAAGTTGGCAGTTCAATAGCATATGGAGCAGGAGGAACCACACATTGGGGTTGGGGTAATAACGATACTGCAGGTCAACCATGGGGTCAGGTAGCAAACTTAAAACTGTACAATGTTCAATTAACCGAAGAACAAATTAGGCAAAACTATTATAATCAATTATCAAATTTTACATTACCTAACATCGTAACATCAAATCTTATATTATGGTACGACCCAAATTTTGCAACAAGTTACCCAGGTACAGGCACAGCAATAACAAATCTTGCCAGTACTTCCTTAGCAGGAACAATGAGCAATATAACTTTTACAAGTCCTTATTTTAGCTATAACGGTAGTAGCAGTCAAATTAGTATTGCCGATAATGCCCTATTGGAACCTGGTAGTGGTGATTGGACAATGGAAGCCTGGGTATATTTAAGCAGTAGTAGCGGCAGTAAAGTTGTAATGGGTAAATTTGATCCGGGTGGCGGAGCACAAGATGTGTCATATAGTATACGAATTATCGGTGATGCCATTTATGCTCAAATAGGTAACGGTAGTAGTGTAGTAGACACACCCGCTTATACAATACCATTGAACACTTGGACGCATGTAACTTATGTTTGGAAAAATGTAGCCACTAACTCACTGGAAGCCTACATTAACGGAGTCAGCGTAGGTAGTGTGTCGCACAGTTTTTCAAGTATATTGAATACATCAGCAAACTTGTATATAGGATCATATAATGGCGGTGAATACAGTCAATGGATGAATGGTCGTATAGGTGTCACAAGATTATATAATGCAGCACTATCGTCGGCACAAGTTTTACAAAATTACAATGCAAATAAGGCTGCATACGGATTATGAATACAATAATAGGAAATGGAATTACAATTGGAGCAGGAGTATGGATTAAACCTGGAAGTCTAACTTCGGTTTATAAGTAGATTAGTCTAGAACTAAATAATATAATAACAGGATTTATGACATGGCAAGTTATACCATTGTAACATCTACTGCAGCAAATGTTGCAGGCACAAACACTTTAAACACTACTAAGGTCAGAATTGTAGCAAATAATACTTGTGTATATGCAATTAATGCACCAGCAACATTAACCAGCAATGTGGGACCTGCTATTCCTGCAAATAGACCTACAGATATTGTTTTAAGTACTATTGGGCAAAAAGTTAGCGTGCTACCTGCCAATGGCGGAAGCACATTAATCACATTAACTGAAATAGGCACAGTATATCAAAGTGCAATAAATCAAAACAGTACAACTTTCTTGAATACATAATGAAAATAGCAGATTTTTTAGGACACGAATTTAATCTTTTTAATAAAACTAAAAAAGATAAACAGTCCATTGATGAATTTGTTGGCGATGTAGAAAATAGACCCAATCACAAGGCTGTTGATGCAAAGACCACTGACCAGGCTGATACAAAAACAATGGTTGCTCCATTACAACAAAAGTTAGAATTGCTTAAAATTTCCTTCTAGCGGGCAATTGCCCCAGTCTCCCGGGGTAATTTTTACAATGATCAAATTTGCCTAACTTTTTTTGACTTCAACATAATATTAGTTTATAATAATAACATGTCACTTTCTATTCAAGAATTCGTAATTTCTATCCTTCCAGGCAAAAAAAAACAAAACCAAGCCGGTTGGATTAGTTTCAATGCAGTTTGCTGTCCACACAATGGAGAAAGTCAAGACACAAGGGGTAGAGCTGGAATTATTGCTAGTCCTGATGGTAAAATCAGTTATAGTTGCTTTAATTGTAAATTCAAAACTAGCTATATTCCAGGCAGAGCACTTACTTATAAATTTAGAAAACTTCTTGAATGGTTAGGTGTAGATTCTTTAGAAATAAAACGACTAAGTATCCTTGCTTGGCAAATAAAAGAAACAATAGATCCAAATACTATACTGCCAATCGAAGATGAAATAAAATTTGAACCAAAGCAATTACCCAAAGAAGCATTGAATTTTTTTGCCTGGGTAGAATTTTATGAACTAGCAGAACGGCCTTATGATAAAGGATTGGTAGATTCTGTACAATATATCTACGATAGAAAAATATCATTACAAAAATATGAGTTTTATTGGAGCCCAGAAGTAGAGCATAAACTAAGTCATAGGGTAATTATCCCATTCAAATACCGAAATGAAATAGTAGGGTATACTGCTAGGGCTTTAAATTCAGGTATTGTTCCAAAATATCATAGTAATCATCCAGCCGGGTTTGTATTTAATTTAGATAATCAAAAAAACGATAGCAAATTCGTAATAGTTTGTGAAGGTGCTTTTGATGCAATGAGTATAGATGGTGTTAGTACACAAACAAATGATATTAGTGAACAACAGGCAAACCTAATTGATGAATTAGCAAGAGAAGTAATTGTAGTGCCAGACTTTGATTTACAAATAAACAAAAATGGAAAAAAAGTTTGGCCAGGTGAGCAAATGATTAACAAAGCCATAGAATATGGATGGTCAGTAAGTTTCCCAGACTGGAGAGAAAATTGTAAAGATATTAATGATTCTGTTGTAAAATACGGGAAATTATTCACTATATATAATATTTTACAAACAAAAGAATCAAATTCGTTAAAGATTTCTTTACTGGCAAAAAAGTATAAACAAACTATATGACTAAAGAATATAATACAGATCTGCAAAAACTTTTTTTGGAAATGCTATTACAAAATCCAGAAAGTTATGTTCGAATTCAAAATATATACAATCCAGATAATTTTGATAGGAGTTTAAAAACCACTGCCAAATTTATTAAAGAGCATGTAAGTCAATACAGTACCATGCCCAAGCTGGAACAAATACAAGCAGTAACAGGATTAGAATTAAAACCAATACCAGACCTTGCAGAGAATCATTATGAATGGTTCATGACTGAATTTGAACAATTTACTAAAAGGCAAGAACTAGAAAGGGCAATTTTACTCAGTGCAGATTTAATTGAAAAAGGTGACTTTGACCCAGTTGAAAAGTTAATTAAAGATGCAGTACAAATCAGTTTAACTAAAGATTTAGGTACAGACTATTTTGCTGATCCACGCACTAGATTAATGAAGATTAAAAATAACAATGGCTT